TGGCGGATCAAGATGGTGCTGTAGTGGTGGAATACAAAGCAGGCATTGGTGTCGATAACCCAATCACCGGGATCGAAGTCGAGCCTTTGAAGTTGGCGGTCAAGATGTTGGTTGCCCACTGGTACGAGCATCGAGAAGCAGTAGATCCAGTCAAAATGCACATTGTCCCACATGGTGTAGATCGAATCTTGGCTCAGTACCAGACACAAAGGGCTTTTTAATGCGTTCAGGGATGCTGAGACATCGAATCACCGTGCAGAACTCATCTGTAACGGTAGACGCAATGGGTGAGCGGGATCACTCATACAGCGATGGTTTGTCCTGCTGGGCTAGGGTTGTTCCTACCAAAGAAACAGAGTTGCAAGATGGTGAGCAAACAAAAGCAAGAATTACTCACAAAATCTCTGTTCGTTACAGGACAGATATCACGCCAACAAGCCGGATCAAGTTTGGCACAAGAGTTTTTGAAGTAGTTCAAGTGTTAAATCGTGACGAGCTGGATGAGCAGTTAGACATCATGGCACTGGAGATTGTCTGATGGGTAAGGCGGCTGATCTTGGTATCAATGTTGACATGAAAGACTTTGATCGTTTGGCTAGGGCTATAGCGACGGTCGAAAACATTGATCGTGACAAGGCTTTAAAGCGTGCCTTGCAAAAAGTTGCATTGACTCCAGTTCGCAAAGAGGCCCAAAGGCGTGCGCCGAGTCCTGGCGGTGGTGCAAGGGGCGAACTTAAGAAAGCAATCAACACATCGAAACCAGTTCACAAAATCAACAAGCAGATTGTTGGCATGGTTGGAGTTGCCATAGGTAGGCCGAAAAACCCCAGATTCAAACTTGCTGCAATCATGGAGTTTGGTCGTAGATCATTCCTTATGAGAATCAGAGGATTCAATGGTCGGAAATACTCTGTGAGGATTGGTGCTACACAACCTGGACATTACTTGACAGGTGCAATCAACAAACTCGAAAAGCACATCCCTAAGCGTTATGCACTAGAGATGGCTAAGGTTATACGGAAGAAGATGAAGATGGGCATAGGGGGGAGTATCTGATGTCAATAGAAGTGCGATTGGAACCTGCCCTGTTCACGAAACTGAAAAACGATTCAGACATCAATGGCATGGTTTCTACCCGGATCAGTCCTGTCGCTTTGGATCAAGAGTTATCCCTGCCCGCCATCATGTACGAGATCACTGGTTCTGATCCCAAGCGAAACCTTGAGGGTAGAAACAACCTGATTCAATCAGATGTGGACATTTACTGCATTGCTGAAACGTACTCTGACGCTACCAAATTGGGTGAATATGTCCGTAGAAGCATGTCTGGTGGTCGTGGCAACGTCTTTATCAACGACGATGGGTTGGTAAATGTACGGATTCTGGGTATCACCCATACTGATGACCGAATTGAATACAGCCCACCTGTCGATGGCGGCAGAACTGGCACATACACCAGACGTTTTTCATTCCTGATTTCATACAGGCCAGAGGATTCATAATATGACAGCAACACTTGGCAATGGAGCCACCTTCACTTGGGGGACAAACGAGATTGGGCAAGTCATGTCCATCAGTGGCCCGTCACAAGAGAGGAACATCGTTGATGTGACCACCTTGGGTAGCACCCAAACCCATAATATTACTGGTGGCAACACCCAAGCCACCCCAACCCGTGCGTTTCTAGGCGGTTTCGCGGATTCGGGTGAAGTAACACTTGAGCTGCAAATGGGCTTGACTGATGGCGGGGGGGATGACAAAAAGCACGAGGGACTCGTCGATGACATGGTTGCTGGTACGGCTCGAACCGCTGTCATTGTTCTTGCTGCAACCGATACCATCTCGTTCAGTGCATTCATCACTGGACTGAGTATCAACAACGCAGTGGATGAAGTAGTTACGATGTCCGTTACCTTTAAGGTTAGCGGTGACGTTACATTGAGCGCATAAAGGAACTCAGATGGCTATTAGAATTGGAAATGGTGCAAAGTTTAAGTTCGGCTCGGGTCCGACAGATGTTGGTGAAGTGATCTCAATCTCTGGGCCAAACTTTGAACGAGGCTCAGTAGATACCACGAACCTTGGAACAACCACTGCCCGCACATTTGTTGCTGGTATGTTTGATCCTGGCGAAATCACTCTAGAATTGAACTTTGACAACAATGATGCTGGTCAGGTGTTGCTTGAAGCGGCTGTTGCAACTGGAGCGGAAAACGCTTGGGAGATCGAGTTTGCCGCAACGACAGCAGAAGGTACAGATCCGTTGACATTCTCAGGAACCTGCATTGTCCAAAGTTTTAGCAATAATATTGCTATGGATGAAGCGGAAACCGCAAGCGTTACCCTGAAGGTTGTTAAGGCAATCAGCACGGATGCGGACGCTTCCTGATGCTTGATCGAGATGCAATCCTCAATGTCGTTGACCTGAAACCAGAAGTGGTAGAAGTCCCTGAATGGGGTGGGTCACTTTACATCCGAATGCTGACAGCATCTGAACGTGACAAGTTTGAGGCGAGTTGCGTAGGCACTGGCAAAAAGCAGAACCTCACCAATATCCGTGCGCGGCTGGTCGTGCTTTGTGCGTGCGATGAGGCTGGTGAAAGACTGTTCACCGATGCTGATGCAGAGGCTCTGGGTCGCAAGTCCGCTGCTGCGGTTGATAAAGTCTTTGGTGCTTGCTCCAAACTAAATGGATTCAGCAGTCAAGATATTGAGGATCTTGAGGGGGAATAAAAGCCAGGCCAACACTTCTGTTCATGCTCAAGTTGGCACTGGCACTAGGACAACCCCTCTCTCAAATCCGTAGCATGAGTAGCCATGATCTTGCACTGTTCATGGCTTACGACAGAATCAGTCCCATTGGGCCTGAGCGTATTGATGCTGGACTAGCCATCCAGACATCTGTCATTGCAAATGCCCATAGGGCCAAAAACTCAACTGCTTTCAAGCCGGAACAGTTTATGCCGTGGTTGCCGAAGAAAGAACAGACGCTTGATGAGATGAAGGCGATTCTTATGGGCATGTCAAAATCCAAAGGCTAAACCGTGGCAAGCATCAAAGCACTACATATTGAGATCGGCGCACGAGTATCGGGCTTTACCCGCAAAATGCGGAAGATTCGTCGTGATCTCAGACGGATGCGTAGAGATGCCAAACGCATGGGAGCCAGTTTTGTTCGGATGGGCAAAATGGCAGCGGTTGGTGCTGGTCTTATTGGTGCTGGCATGGTGGCGGCTACAAAAAGGTTTGCTACGTTTGAGGCCAACCTATTGAGGGTTCAAGCACTAACGAATGGCACGGAAAAAGACTTTAACTCTTTGAAAGCAACTGCGGAGCGGATGGGTATCACTACTGCATTTACCGCATCAGAAGCGGCAGAAGCAATGGTGAAGTTGGCCCAACAGGGGCGAACTACAAGTCAAACCATGTTCATGCTCCCGAAGGTTTTGGACTTGGCGGTTGTCGGCACTTTGGAGTTGGATGAGGCAGCTCGCCTTGCTGGTGTGACTTTGAACCAGTTTGGGTTGGGTGTCGCAGAGACAGAAAGAGCGGCTGACGTTCTTGCGAAGGGTGCATCTGTCTCAGCAACAACAGTTCAAGAGTTGGGGGAAGCACTCACCTACGCTGGTCCCCTTGCTAAGAACATGGGCTTCTCCCTGGAAGAAACTGTTGCTGTTCTTGCTGCGTTTGCAAATGTTGGTGTTGTCTCCGGTCGTTCTGGTCGTGCTTTTGCTGCGGTCATCGCAGAACTTGGTACTGAAATCAGAGAGCAAGGGCTTGTTGGTGCATTAGACGAACTTGCTAAATCGGGCAAGACTGCTGACCAACTGATGACGGAACTGAACCGGATTGCCGGTCGTTCTGTTGGTTCGCTCAGAGAGGTGACTGGTGAAATTCTCAACATCAATGACGAACTTGTAAAGGCCGCTGGTACATCGAAAAACTTCGCTGAAAAAGTGCTGTCAAAGACAGAGGGTGCTTTTGTTCGTCTGCGTTCTGCTGCTGACGGTCTGATTAACTCTTTGGGTGAAACCTTTGCCCCGTTCATTGTCGGTGCGTTTGAAGAGATCACGAACTCGCTGAAAACTACCGTTGAGTTTATGAAAGATTTCAGACACGAAATGGGGTTCACAGAAGAGGCGGGAGCAGCATTGGCAAAAAATATGCTGGCTGGTGTTGCTGGCGTGCTTGACGCTTCTGCCGTCATAATGAAAAACGTCAACTCTATCACTGGTGCGGTTGATATTTTCTTGTCGGCATTCCGGATTGTAGGAGTCATTCTTGCAGGGATCACTTTTGGCATTAGTAAAGTTATGCAGACTCTTGCCGAAGGACTCAATGCGCTTGGGGTAGGCGACGGATCTTTTGCTCTTGAGATGGAAATTGAAGCAGAGGCCATGAAAATTATGATGGATGATCTCGGCTCCCAGATTGCTGACTCATTCGACAATGTTGCTGATGGTGCTGGCAACGCAACAACTGATTTCATTGAGAACTTAGGCAAGAACTTTGAACGTATCCGCGAGAAGTTTGAAGGTTTCAAACCGCCAGAAGCCCCAGAAGAGCCAGGCAGAACTGGTACACCAGACTTGGGTGGTGGCTTGACCAAAGATCCAGAAATCAAAACCCTGTTTAACCAGTTCCCTGACGTTCAAGAAGAACTGATGAAGATTCCCGCGACTCTTGCTCAGGTTAGCAGGGAGTTTGACGGTTTCTTGGCACAAGACTTGATTCAGAACTTGGTCAATGCTGAAATCTCGATCGAAAATCTCGATGAGCTTGTAACGAAATTAGAGAACGTCGGTTCAGCGGTAAGAGGTGGCTTCCTTGACGAAAGCGTTGGAAGTGCAATCGCTGACAACTTGCTGAAAGAAGCAGGGGCGTTTGAAGCAGCCGACCCACCCGACTTTTCTGAACTCCAGGGTTTCATAGGTGACATGTCTGCAACCTTGTCAGAACGAGACTTCATTTCAGAACTTGCGGGGTTCAAAGTTGGTAGTGAGGGTGACAGGGCGGTCCTTGATTCTGATACTTTGACCAACTCTGTAGTTGACCAATTTGTGACCCTCTTTGACCAACTCAATCTCGCAAGAGAGCAAGGCCGACTAGCACCGGGAGAGTTTGAACAGTTCAACGAGGCTATAAAACGTGATTTGTTGGCTACTGCGACTGGGGATTTAGAAGATCCAACCAAGGGTTTCACCGATTCATTGCAAACTGCTCTTGGTGCAGTAAAGGTTGATCCATTTGCTGAAACCAGTCAGAAGCGTACAATGAAGGCATCAGAAGAGACTGCAAAAGCAACCCAGGAGATCGCTAAGAACACCAAAGGTTTGGGAAGCATTTTGACATGAGCGACAAGGCTGAATACGACGTTTTTGAAAAGTCACGTTCTCTGAGCGTAACTTCTGAATCACGGGAGTTGAGAAGAAACTTCATCGTCAAACAGGTGCTACCAACTGACGGTTCAACTCCAGCATATCCGGTCGATTTCACTGGCATCTTCAATGCGACTGGGATGAAATATAATGAAGAGTTACCAGACGAACCTGGATTGTTCTTAACAACTTACAACGTCACAAGCTCGGATGAAGGCACGTTCCAGTGGGATGTTGAAGGCTGCTACAAGCCTGATCAGGTCATCAACGATGGTGGCGGCGAGACTGGTGGACAGTTCGATCAGATCAACTCTGACATTGAAGTTTTATTCTTAGACACATGGCGTGTTGGCCCGTTTGATAACGAAGATCCTGCATCAACTGACGGTTCGATTACCGATAGTGATGACATCGGTGGCAGTTCTGTTGATGTTGCGGGTGAACCCATCACAAGATTTGTAACAACACAGACAACGGAAATTACCAGAAGGTTCTCTTCATTCCCCAGTTTTGATGTAGCAGTTGCAAGATTCTTGGCGGGTCGCAGAAACTCTCAACCCTACCTTGGATGTCCCTCAGGTACTTTATTGTTCGAGGGGGCGAATCTGTCGCGTGAAGGCTCTAACACCTACACGATGCGATATAGATTCACATATGATCCAATCAGACACCAAAGACAGGTTCCCAAACGTCATGCAAACGGAGATGTAGTGACAGAAGAAGTCGGGATTGGTATAGAGAAAAGCACTGTCGCCAAAACCGTGATCTGGAGACAACCCTTTCCACAGACAGCAATCTTCACTGTTCTCGGGGTCT